GGTAGAAATTTCTACCTATACCATATTTTATATAGTTATCATATTTCTTTACTTAATTATTTTTAAATGCATTAAAAGCTTTTTTAAGTTGATCACTAGTTGATACATCATGACCAAGTTCTTTTGCACGTCTAATATTGTCTTTAACACGTGAGAATTCACCACTGGTTATAAATTCATTCCATAATTTATCATTTTCTTTACTTACACCTTTTGGTCTAGATTTATATTCATCGTCAACCATATTTCTATAACGATATGCTTCAGCATCATCAGTCATCCTTGTTTGATAATTACCAACCCTTCTATTAGCATCTTTCAAATCACTATCTTGTCTATCAATAATCTTCTTACTGGATTCTTTCTCTTTATTTAATATATCTCTATCTCTAGATACTATTTTTGAGACTTTATTTGATACTTTTTTCATTCTATCTTTTTGCATACCAAGTTCAGTATCTTTATTGCTGATAATCTCATCTTTCTTAGCATTCTCTACTTTACAAGCTGTTAAATCTGCTTGTGCTTTATTTAAAGCAACCTGACTACTCTTAAGAGTTGCAACACTGGCATCATATATATCCTTATCAACCATATCTTTTTTACCAATGATATATTTAACAGCATCTTTAATTCTACCACCTATTGTAGCAAGTGTTGTAGCCATCTTCTTATATGCACCAGCTTTAACAAATACAAATCCTGCTGAAGCTACTACTGCTGTTGTCATTAGAGGATGTTTCTTCATTAACTCTACCAATTCTTTAATTGCTTTAATTACTCCTCTTTTAATAGCATCAACTGCTTTCTTAAATAAATCAAACCAGCTTTCTGCTTTCTTAACTCTGTCTACCATCTCTTTTGGTACTTTAACAAAAACATCTTTACCAGCAATTTTATTTACAAGAGATTTAACTAAGTTCATTACTTTTTCACATAGATTAGAAATAAACTCACCAATCTTCTCTAATAAACCTTGTTTCTCTGCTTCTGTATAATATGATTCACCATAGCAGTACTCATTTACTACCATCTCATCATACTTCATCATCATAGATTCAAATATATAATCCATATTATTATTCCTTTTCATCAATTATAGTTAATATATCGTTTTTTTTGAGTTGTATATATTTATTCAAATTACCAGTATAATGATATGAGTTTACAATATTTTAATACTTGGAAAGGACTGAAGTTAAAATGAAGTCTAAAAGAAGAATTTATTGCAAATTCTGTGATTATTTCTGTTTTGACCCAGATGATTATGCTTCTCATTTAGAGAAGAAACATACTGATTCAATTCCTGAAGATATGACTCCTCATCAGTTTGCTTATTATTTAAAAACTGGTAAGACTCATGGGAATTGTGTTATATGTAAAAATAAAACATCTTGGAATAAAATTACTAATAAATATAACAGATTTTGTAATAACCCAAAATGTAAAGATAGATATAGGGAAATCTTTAAAAATAGAATGGTTGGTAAGTATGGTAAAACTACTTTACTTAATGACCCAGAACAACAAAAAAAGATGTTAGCTAATAGGTCTATTAGTGGTAAATACTTATGGAGAGACCATGTACATGAATCTACATATACTGGTAGTTATGAAAAATCATTTCTTGAGTTCCTTGATAAGATAATGAATTTTGACCCTGATGATTTATTATCACCATCTCCTCATACATACTGGTATATGTATGAAGGAAAAAAGCATTTTTATATACCAGATTTCTATGTTCCATCACTTAATCTCGAAATAGAGATAAAAGATGGTGGAGATAATCCTAATATGCATCATAAGATACAAGATGTAGATAAGATTAAAGAACAAGCTAAAGATGATGTTATGAAGAATAATCAAACTAATTATTTGAAGATAGTAAATAAGAAGAATGAGGATTTCTTAAAGTATCTATCATTAGCAAGAGAGAACTCATTATATGATAAAGATAAAGCTATTTATATGGTAGAAAAATCTTTAACTATTGATGAGTTAAATAAAATATATACAGAGGGGTATAATGAATGAATTGGAAATATAAAATCCCTTTAAAGGATAAAAATGTATTTAAAGAGCTAGAAGATAAATATGATATAAAAATTCCTGATACACTAAAAAGATTAGTAATTGATGCTAACGGAGGAACTCCTGAGAGGTATCGAATCATGGTTAATAATTCTGAGAGAGTTTTTGCTACTGTATTGTCATACAATAGAGGTGACCATGATTCTGTTTATACATCTCTTGACAGATTTATAGAGAAAGGGTTATTGCCATTTGGTGAAGACCCGTTTGGTAATATATTCTGTATAGAACTGAAAAGTAACAAGGTTGTTTTCTGGAATCATGAATTTGATAAGACTGTACCAGCTCACTCAAGCCTATCAACATTCATCAACAGCCTATATTAATGATGTAAAAGGAAAAAAAAGTGTATGATGGAATATAATTTTTACAGATTAAATAAGTTTGATATTATCTTCTTATTTGACAATTTAGAGTCTTTGACTCTACCAACAAAAACAAAGTTAATTATTAATAAGGATAATATTATTGATGATTTAAGAAACCACTTAACCGATTCTGAAATAGATAAATTATCAAATACATCATTAAATGTATCAATATCTGATAAGCTTCTTAAATTACCAATAGAGAATAGAGTTAATCTTTTATCCTCTATTATATCGATGAGTTCAGAATCGATAGAAGATATAGTTACTATAATAAAAACTTTCAGAAATCTAGTTCGTAATTTAGAACCTAAAGATTCCCGTGAAGTATATAATGCTTTTTATAAGCATATATTAAAGAATAAAATAAATGTCTTTAGTATATTACAAAAATCATTATCAGTAGATGTAGCTGATGATATATTAGATAGGTCACCTATCAATACTATTTATAATCTGTGGATTTCAGCAAAAAATACTCATGTGATTGCTATTACAACAAATATGTTGTATAATGCATTACAGATAGATGATGAAAATATTCGTGATTTCTTAATACATTCAATGCAAATAATGAATGATTATGGTACTGATGATATTGTGTGTATAATAAAACAAGTTGAAGATTCTGGATTGGTTGAATATGATGTACCTGAAGCAGATGTAGATATCAAAATACCAGTGGAAGGTGTATCAGAGAACATAAATATTATAGGGGATAATCTATTTTCAGATAGACCCCAATTTATACACGATTTAAAGAATGAAATCGTTAAGTTAGATACTGATAGTATTATGCGTTATGTAGGTCATCAAGACCATATATCTTATACAGTAAACCCACAGTCATTAGGATATCTTATTGATAATAAAGATTTCTTAATTGCTAAGGTTAATATAAGAGATATGGGAATGTATACCATAGTAAAATACGAAGGTGTCTTATATCTATTATTTGAATTAGGTGGAAATACAATACAAGGAATTAGTTTCCCAGTAGATGCTGGTGGTGAAAGAAAGATATTAGCTATACCAGTAGATACAAATGTAAAGTATTCTATAAAAGAACCATCTATTGAATAATTAAAATAAATAGCATACATAACTAAATATTAGTGTGTATGCTATTTTCATTATTTGAAAAAAGTTATATACTATTTCTATGTACGAATATAAAAAAGTAACTAATTCGTGCAATAAGAAACTTTATAAACTTAACAACACAAGAAACAAACAAGGAGGATTTAAAGATGTTGGAAGTTGGAATTTTAGGTTTAGGTAACACAGGTAATCAGGTAGCTAGTTTAGCAAAAGAAAGACTTGGTATACCAGTAATAGCAATCAACTCTTCTGAGAAGGATTTGGAGACAGTTCCAAATAACATACCGAAGAAGTTGATAACAGATAAAGATGGTTTATCATCGGGTGCAGGTAAAGATAGAAAGCTTGCAAAGAGTTATTTAAAAGATTCTATCACAAACTTACTCAAGGACCAGGAAATAATAGATATGATATCACCACTTGATGTTGTATTTATTGTAAGCTCAACTGGTGGTGGTACTGGATCAGGTACAGCTCCATTGTTAGCCAATATTATCGAGGCTACATTTGCAGATACCAAGGTTATAATGGTAGGTGTACTGCCAGTAAACAATGAGGCATTGTCTGCACATGTAAATACTCTTGAATATCTCAATGAGTTGTACAAGGTAATGGAGAACCAGACATATATGTTATATGATAACGACAAGTGTTCTGGTATGCCTTCATACAAATTACTGGAGAAGGTAAATAATGAAATAGTAAAGGATATTGATGTGCTTAGATGTACATATAACTTTACTACTAAGTTGGATAGTATTGATGATAGAGATGCTAAAAGACTTATATCCTTCCCGGGAAGAATAGTTATCTCAAGGGTAGAAGATTTCAAAGAGAAAGATACAGACAATATGAGTATCGAAGATATGCTTATTGACAATATCAAGAAGAATTGTCATGTAGATGCTCAGAGAGATAAGAAGATTATGGCATCAGGAATAATTACAAATCTTTCACAGGCATTAACTGAGGAGTTTGATAATAATATTCCGAAGGTTAGAGATTTCACAGGAGATCCAATTCATGCGTTCAATCATATCTATGTGAACGATGACAGAAAGATGCCGAACAACGTTTATCTTATTATGTCAGGTTTAACTCCTGTTAATGATAAGATAAATCTAATATCTGATAGAATAGAAGAAATTGAATCAAGACAGAAAACACTGGAAGATGATGATGCTTTAGCAGCAGTTGGACTTGATGCGTTATCTTCAAAGATATCAGATAACTCAAAACCAAATGATGCAACAACTGTAGACCTGAAGGACATCTTTGGTAAATTCATGTAAAGATAAAAGTAGGTAGAGTGATAATAATTTATCACCCTATCTACATCTTTGTAATGATGTATCAATGGTCGAAGTTTGTTGATTCATTATACAAAACAAAATTTATTTTTTGGAGGTACCTTAAATGGGAAAAGAAACAAAGAAAATTAGAATCAATGACAATGTCAAAGAGTTCGCAAAGCTTACTCTTAAGAAGTATAAGAAGGAAAATGGAAACTTCTTTGATTCTAAGAAGGAGACAAAAGCGTCTTATTATATGTCCTTAGTTGACCTATTACCAGATGTAATAGAGTTTGTAATTAAGCACGGGCATCTTCCGAATCAGGAAATTCAGGAGATAAAGACATACATCTATCAGAAGTTGACAGATTATGACTTTATCAAAGTATTAAAGAAAGAGCTCAAGAATAAGAATAAGATTAAGAATATTAAGTTATTCCCGATTATTATCGGAGAGATTCTTGAAGAGGCTAAGAAAGTGAATGATCAGCTCTTAGCTCAGAATAAGGATGCGGAAACGTATAGGATGGATGACATTCAGGAACTTCTTCAGCTCATATTAAAGAAGAGATTAAAGAAGTTTGCTAAGGTAGGAATTGATGCAGCAACATCACTTGATATTCTCACGACAATACCATGTGATGAAGCTTTGAATATCAGTCAGTTCTACAGAATTAAATCATTCTTTGATTGTCTGTATGAGCATGTAAAAGGAGTTGCAATTCCATTTGAGACAGTAATGGAGTTGGTAACAGATGAAGAGTATTACCCAATGTTTATAACATTTGCTCTTCTTGAAAGAAAAGAGAGATTTGCTAAGTTTACAGAAGCACAGAAGACTCTCTATGTAGACATTTCAACTTGGTGTTTCAAGACAATGGAGTCAAGTAAGACTGATACAATCAAGTCAATTATCAATGTCTACATCAATGGAAGAAAGAGAGATGATTCTCAGGGTAAAGACGGAAATAGAAGATACAACTTGGCTACATTGGTACCAGATGATTATCCTAAGATAACAAAGGTGATTAACGCAATGCTTAGCCATGATGACAGCATTAAGAAGTACTTGTAGGAAGGATCGTTATGTTATACGACGTAAGTATCGGGAAACCGAAAAATAAACATAACTGGGAGATTTTCAAAGATAAGTATGGTTCTACTTTTGTATCTTCCAAAGCTCTTAAACAAAGGATACGATTAGGTGGAGGGGTTGATGAAATATGCAACCCTATAGTATCTGAAGAAGTATCCAATGATTGGGCAGATAGTTATATTACAGGATATGAACTATGTGACAATGTAAAATTCTCTAATAGTAATAGGAATATGAATCTTACTGCTATTAGATTAAATGAAAGAAACGAGTCAGATAAGATGGAGTATAATATTTGCTATGTAAGTTTTAATCCATCTGAATACGAATTGATAGACTATAGTTTGGCACCACAGGCTGGTGTAAATATAGTACAGACATTTAGATCATGGAATGATTTTCAGGGTTGTGCTATTCAATATACATCACTGTATAGTGCATTGATTAAACTGACTCTTAGAAGTATAAAGTCAGATACATACCATGATGTGATGATTGGTGTCGATGAAGGTAATAAGATAAAAGTTATTGTTAGACCACTTGATGTAACAGATTTACTTAATGCTATGGAAATAGCAAAGAAGTTAAAAAAGAGTGGTAATAAAACAAAGCATTTCGGTATTACTTTTGCAAAGAGATTTATTCCTACAATAGGAGTATTTGTCAATGCAGGTGAAGGTGATGATAAACTTCTAAGCTTAAGAAATAATGCAGTATGTGATAAAGATGCTGTTGTTATAGCATTAGAAGATGAGAAATCATTATTCAACATTACTGATACAGTGGAAAAAATAATAGTAGATGAATTGGTCAATAAAAAGATCAAAGCTATCACTATTGTAGATTTACAACTACCACCAGACTTCTGTAAGAAGTATAATATAGATTATGTATTCGATTATAATCTAGATACGTTCAAGACAAAATGTATTCGCGGTAAATAAAATCAGATAATAGATTCAACCATATATTATCTTACTGAAACTAATTAACAATATTTTCAAAAATAAGGAGGGGCTTTTATATGGCTCAAAAGAACAAACTCGTAGTAAAGATTTCATCTATGTTAAACAAGAAAGGCGAAATCAAGGGTAGTAACAAGAAAGAGACAAAGACAGCAAAAGATGGCTGTCCTCATTGGAAAATCAATAAGAAAGGAAAAGTAGTTCCTAATATTGATGTTGTTGGTGATTATGCAATTTGCCGCGGTTGCGGTGCAAAGATTCCACTTCAGTTCTATGACAATGATAAGTTAAAAGAGACACTTGGTGGTATGAAGGAATTAAACAACCAGGCTAAGTTCTTATCAATCGCTACCAATAGTGGTGAAGAGATGTCAGCATTATTCTCAAAGACTGGAGTGCTTCTTGGTATCTATAAGAAGAATTACAAGAAGCTCAGGAAGATTGCAGAGAAGCAGTCAAATATTACTGGCGGTAAGAAGGGTAAGAAAAATAAAAATAAAGGAAACGGTGGAACATCATCAGATGCATTCGGCAGCTGGGGTTCTATGTAATTAAATTCCTTGATCAAGTAATTTAAAAAACTTGGGTATGTGTGTAATGCACATACCCATATTTTTTTATAAGTATCATTTAAATAAAAATACACGAGTACCACCTCGGATAAGATAGTATTTTTAAAATAACAAAGAAGTAAGTCAAGTATTTATAGTAATTAATAATACTTTGAGAAAGGAATTAGGTTATGTACAATGATACAGAATTAATGCACCTTGAGAACGATATTCAGAAAATACAAGTTAAGACTAATATGTATATTAATGAATATGGTGAACAAGGTGCGTTTCATTTGGCTAGGGAGATTATTCAAAATAACTTTGATGAGTGTATTGACCCAGAATCTCCTGGTAATAAAATAGATATATCTTATGATATAGATACAGATATTCTTAAAGTATCTGATAACGGAAGAAGTTTTAATGAAAGCAAATACTCAATGAGGGTATTCATGACTACTCTCCAGAGTGGTAGTAAATTTAATAGAAGTGCTGGAGTAGATAGTAGTGGTGAGTTTGGTGTAGGTATGACAGTAGTTAATGCCTTATCAGATTATTTTAAAGTAATTGCTTATAGAGATAAAGAAGAAACTATACACACTGTAGAATTTAAAGAAGGTGTATTAGTAACAGATAAGATAGAAAAGAATAAGAAAGGTTTAAGAGGTACTACTGTAGAATTTAGAGTATCTAAAAAGTATATGGGTAATGATGCTAAGTTACCTATAGAAGATGTAATGAACTGGTTAGATTCATTATTCTATCTTAATTCAAATAATTTGAAAAAGAATAATATAAAAGCAACTCTTACAGTATACGAAGGAACTGATGTTGTAAATAGTATTAAATATAAACCAAAAGATTTCTCTGATTTAATAACAAAGATAATTCCATCTTCTTTAAAGAAGAAAGATTTATCTGATGTTTGTTATATTAGTGGAGATACTAAATTGGTAGAACCTACTAAAGTATTAGTAGAAAATAAGAATGGTACTACAGAAGTTGCTATGCAAGATATAGAGAAAAATATCCATATGGATATAGCTTTCTTATATTGCATTAATGAGTCATATAATGACCCAGCATTATATGATACTTATTGTAACTATACAAATACTACTGATAATGGAAGTCATTTAGATGCATTTGATGAAGCATATTGTAGATGGTTACAGAATAAAGTTAATGAATCAATGAGTGAAACTCAAAGAAATAAACTTAAAGTAACCTGGGAAGATTGTAGAACTAATTTGTATTGTGTATTAAGTTTATCAACTAATGCTCAAGTAGGATTTGTTGGTAATGCTAAGCAAAAGATACAGTGTCCAAATTTAGTTCCATATATGAAAGAATTAATCAATAATGCTTTAGATGAATATTTTAATATGAATAGTGGATTGCTTAATGATATCATCAAGATAGTTAAAGTTAATACTAAAGCTAGACAAGATATGATTAAAGCTAAATCTGCTACTAGTATAGAGAAATTAAATACTTTCAAAGAGCATGAGATGAGTAACTATATAAGACCGAATAATACAGGTAAAAAGTTCAAAGAACTCTATTTAGTCGAAGGAAACTCGGCTTCCGGCTCGGCTAGAAATGGTTCTGATCCAGATACACAAGGGTTCTTCTTATTTAGGGGAGTTACTTTAAATCCTGTTAAATCATCATTAACAGAAGTTATGGCTAATAAAGAATGGAGAGATTTGGTTACGGTCTTAAAGTGTGGTATTGGTCCAAAATTCGATTTATCCAAATTATACTTTGATAGGATTAATATCTTTACCGATTCGGATATCGATGGTTATAATATTTCTGCAGGTATGTTAGCATTCTTTTATATCTTTATGAGACCTATAATAGAAGCAGGTAGGTTGTATAAAGTATATGCTCCTCTATATTCGTTATATGATAAGGAACATCCATTCGTTATAACTAAATCGGAATTATCTGAGTTATACCATAAGAAAATAGTCAAGCAGTATAAGATTAAACTTATGGGTAGTGATATCTATATGACTAAAGACGAAATATTTGATTTCTTGTCAGATACTTTTGACTATATGGAGAATTTAACAAGAGCTGCTAAAGAGAGTGGGAATATTAATAAATTCCTTATTGACGAGATTATTAGTTCGTTAGTTGAATTCGGAGTAGTAAGAAGTGAAACAGATTTTGATGATATTGATAAAACTTTCAGTAATCAGAAATTCATTACTAAGTTTATGAGTAGAATTCAAAAGAAGTATAAGGAAATAGTATTAGAAGATGGAGCCAGAATAACTGGTGTTATCGACGGTAAATATGTATTAATAAAGATATCAAAAAGATTCTTTATGAAGACATCATATATTATACCAATAATACAAAAATATGGTCAGGTTATTGAGGTTAAAGAAAAAGATAAAGAACCAGTATTTATGACTATAGCAGAATTCTTAGAGTCTTGTACCAAATTACTTCCTAAGATTAAAACCCGTTTTAAGGGACTTGGAGAGTTAGATGGTAAAGAGTTATTTAAGAGCACACTGGATATTAATAACAGAGTATCTGTTCAGTATACTGTAGATGATGTTGAAAAGGAATTGGGTATATTTAATATAACTCATGGTGGTTCAAAAACAGATGCTGAAAAGAGAAAAGAGATGATGAAGGCTTATAAGATTAAGCGTGAAGATTTGGATAATTAATACTGGAGGTGTGTAAATGGCTAAGAAAAGTAAAAGAAATAAAAAAGATATCCAGATGGATAATAAGCTGGATAAATTATTAAGTGATGAGTATGGAGAAAGATTTGGTAATGAGAAAATTATTCAAAGTAATATTGCCGAAGCTGCTTTAGAATATTCAAAACTATTTGGTGCTAATAAGAATCTTTATAGAACTATAGCATCATTAATAGATGGGTTGAAACCGGGTAAGAGAAGATTATTTTATTCTTGGTGGGAATTGGAGAATAAACCAACTAATACCAAAAAGGAAACTCTTAATAGATTGAGGTCTATAAAAGTAGATAGATTATCTTCAAATACTATTAACTATCACCCTCACGGAAATACAGCAGTCGATGATGTTATTGGTGGAGAAGGACAATATTGGTCTAATAATGTAATGACTATAGTACCTCAAGGTTCTTACGGAAATATGAGAGGTGATGAACCTGCAGCTGGAAGATATAGAGAGGCTAAGTTATCTGAGTATACAATAGATTGCTTCTTTGAAGATTTTGATAAATATTGTGTACCAATGAAACTCGGATATGATGGTGAATTATATGAACCAGAATTTCTACCAGCTAAGTATCCCCATATACTATTCAATCCACAGTTTAGTGGTATTGGTTATGGATTGGCTTCTAATATACCACCATTTAATGTAAGTGAAGTGTTAGATGCTACTATAGCTCTTATAAAGAATCCTAAAGCAAATATTCTACTAATACCAGATTCTCCAACAGGTTCCGATATAATAGATAATGGAACTTTTAAAGAGATGAATAATACTGGTAGAGGTAAAGTTGTATTTAGAGCAACCTCCGAAATAGATTATCAGGATAATGTAATAAGAATAACTTCGTTACCATACAACATAAACTCCAAGTCAGTTATAGCAAAGATAATTGAATTGATCAATAAAGGTACCATTAAAGATATACAAGAAATTCAAGATAGTACTAAAGAAGGAGAAGTTGATATTAAGATAAAACTTAAACCATCAGCTAAACCCGATTTAGTATTAAAGAAGTTATATAAGAAAGGTACTGGATTAAAATTCACATATCCTTGTGGTATTACGGTAATAGATGATTATCAAGAATATGAGTATGGTATAAAAGAATTATTACTAAACTGGATTGATTACAGATTAGATATAGTTCGTTCTATGTTCTTGAATAATCTTCAAATTACTCTTACTAAACAAAAGATGAACGAAGTATTACTAATGGTATTCAATAAGAATAATATTGATACTACTATTAATATAGCAAAGACATCTAAGAGTAGAAAAGAAACCATAGAAAGATTGATGGATAAGTTTAAGATAACTTCAGTACAAGCAGGTGTAATTGCTGATATGAAGGTATATAACTTCAATGAAGATAGCTATAATAGTTATAAAGAAGATAGCATTAAGTTAGAAGAAGAGTTAAACACCATTAATGAAATTCTTCAAGATGATAATAAGTTGGAAGAGTTTGTAATTAACCAGCTTAAAGAAGGAAAGAAGAAATGGGGTAGACCAAGAAAATCTAAGGTAGTTAAGGAAGATGATGAGTTAGAAAATATTCCTGATATAGATTATATAGTAGGAGTAACTCAATCTGGATTCATTAAGAAAGTACCTGTAGAAGATTCTATCTCAATTGGTTCTATTGGAAAAGGTAATGATGGTTCATTATTTGTATTCAATATTAATAATGCAGAAAGCTTATTGATTATCGATAGTAGTGGATATGTATCAAAGATAGCAGTATCAAGTTTACCTGATATGACTTATGAAGATACTGGTGTTGAATTAAGTAGATTCTTTACAGTAAATGGAACAGTAAAAGCTGTTATGGAACTACCATCTTCAGAGATATTCAATATTCAAAATGAAAATCTTGGTATAATATTCATTACAAAGAATGGATTAGCTAAGAGAGTTCAGTTATCTGAGTTTAAGAATATTACTGATAATAAGCAAGCGATTAAACTAACAGACAATGATGAAGTAGGAGCTGCTATATTTACATTAGATAATAATGCAGATATAATTATTTCTACATTTAATGGTAATGGTATTAAGTTACCATTAGATGAGATTAGAAATTATGGATTATCGGCTCAGGGGTTAAATATGATAACTTTACAAGATGATGATTATATTGTAAATGCTTCATTAGTAAATAAGAGTGATAAGTATTTATTGTATGTGACCACATCTGGTAGAATTAAATTAACTGAAATGAAATATTTCCCTACTATGGAAAGAAGAGGAGAACCTGTTAATCTTATAGCATTAACTGGAAAAGAATCTTTAATAGGAGTAGTAGGAGTTAATAAGAATAATAAAGTTATAGTATACAAGAAAAAGTCAGACCCAGAGGTTATTGAAGTGAAATCTTTAGATATTGATACAAGAGTATCTAAGGGAAGAAAGTTAGTTAAGACTGGCTCAGGTAATGAGATAGTGGGATTTAAAGTATTTAAGTAAAAAAATGGTTGGATACAGGATGGTTACGAGTCATCCTGTATCCAATTAGTTTTACTGAAAAAATAAAACTAAAAAAGAGGGCTTTTTGACCTATTGAAATCTCAGTTCAATACGTATCGCAAATGTATATTTGGGTTTGATGAAGTGGGAACAAAATAGGGAGAACAAGAAAACCACTTCATCCTAATTAATAGTTTAAAAATTATTATTTAATTTTTTTATATTCTCGGAGCCCCCAGAAACATCATAATAAACTTGGTGTATAGTGTTATTATACACCTAAATACATTAAAATGAAAGGGTATAGATTATGTCAATTGATATAGAAAGAATCATTAACGGTACTCCTGATAAGAGAATTGTTAATGCTTATAATACTCTAAAGAATGATTATACAGAAGAAAATGCTGGAAGATATAAAGAAGTATACTCAAACGAACCAATTAGTTCTATCTTAGATAATGCTGAGATAATATTCTCTGAACCATATTTCGGTACTGATTTTTTTATTAAATTGGTTGAGGCTAATAGTTGTATCTGGTTTACTAGATATGAGGATATATACAACAAAATATCTAACTTCTATGATACTTATATTAGTAAGATGAATGGAGTCCAGAAAGAGAAATTAGCTATATTACAAGATACAATGCATAGAAGACTTATTGAATCAGGTAATGTAATAAATTATGCTTATTATATTAGAGATAACATCGGTGATATAGAATCTGATTTATTAGATGCTGTTAGTAATGAAAAAACTATGGTTGTAGAAGATACAATTATAGAAAATATCGATAATATAATAGTATTATTTACATATCTACCATATGTAGCAAATGTCTTTCATCCAGAAACTCTTGATAAGATAGCAGAGCATCTATTAGAAGCTTGTGATATAAATAATGACTTTGATAATGCTATGTGGTCTACATATATTGAATGTGTCATTATGGCTAATAAGTTATCTAAAGATAAAGGATGGTTAGAAACTTTCCATACTAATATCAATAATAGAAGTTTGAGACAACTCTTAAGAGAATTCATTAATACTGATTTAAATGAAGTAATCAGTAATATGAATATCAAGAGAGTTAAGAGTGTTCCTCATCATGTTTCTATTGAATCTGCTATTGATGACCAGTTGCTTAATATGGAATTTGGTGATATGAATTTTGAAGAGAATTCAATTACTAAAAAAGGGTTTGAGGATTATACAAGAATTGCTTTTGAAAAAACTTCTGAGCATATCGGTATAGAATATTCTTATACTAATAATACAGAATCAACTATCGATGGATATTCTCTTTTTCGAGAGAACTGCTCATTAGATGATGCTTATACATATATAAGTGCATTTGTTGAAGCAGAAGAAACAAACTTCGAAGTAGATAATAAAGATAATAGGGATTATTTGGCTAGTACAGCTAAATCTCCTAAAACAAAAGAATCTAATTCTGGGAGTAGTAGAGATTATGTAGCTACTAATTCTAAAGCACCTAAAGCAAAGAATGTTGCTAATAGTATTCAGTATAAAGCAATGGATGCTGAAGCAAAACAAATGGCTTTATTTGGTAAAGTAGCCAGAACAGGTCAAGATGTTGTTAATGCTGGTAAAGCAGTAATGGCACTCCCGATGAATGTCGTAAAAGAGATTAAAAAAGTATCTGATGATTTAGATAAAGCTGATGATAATAGAAGAAAAGCTTTTATGACAGACCCAGGGTTTAGAAAGAAATCTTTTCATAACTTAAAAATGGCTATTATGTACGGTACTGCTGTACAGATTAATTTAGCTTTACTTCCTATATTATTAATAATAAGGCATTTCAGTAAGGATAAAGATATTCGTATTAGAAATGAACTTATTAGAGAAATAGAGACAGAGATTAAAGTATGTGAAGAGAAGATAACTGATGCTGGTTCAGCTGGTGATAATAAAGAGAAGTATAGACTTATAAGAATTAAGGAAAAACTTTTAGCAGAATTAGCTAGAGTTAAATCAAACTCTAAGTATGTATAAATTCATAGAAAGGAATTTACTATGATAATTACTACTTATACACAAGAAGAAAATAAGTATGGTCGATTCTTCTTAGCTACTGAAGCTAAACCTCATGTTAGTCATGTACATAAAAATACTAAAGTATTAAATATATCACCTAATAGAGGAAGAAGAATCGATTTCAATAAAGCTGCTGGTGGTGATGAAGACTATGAAGAAGATGACACCACTCCAGCAGAAGATGAAGACATGGATGATACTGATTTCAGTAATATGAGTCTGGAAGATGATGAAGACGATGACGTAGGTGATGATGAAACAGCTCTTGATACAGACGATACTGATTTTGGTGACATTGATGTAGATGATGAAGAAAATACTACCGATGACATGGGAGATGGTACAGATGGACCAGATACTGGAGATAATACTGACTTTAATACCGATGATGGGGGCGAAACTCAAGGAGATGCTCCCGACACTGGCGACGCTGATAGTGGGGGCTCTGGTGATTCCCCTGATACTGGCGATGGTACTGACTTTACTAATACCGATGGAGACGAAGGTGGAGATGGATCAGATCCTAACGGTGATAACCCTGATACTAATGACGATCCTAATACTGATAATGAGGATGGGGAAAAAGGACCGGGATTAGAATACGCCTCTACCAGAAAATATGCATTATTTTTGAATTATGAAATTTTGTTAAATGCACTGACTAATTATATTAATAAGCTTGAGAATAATATAGGTGATGATATAAATACTAATAAGATACTTAAAGCTGCTTGTACTAAATTAAGAGAAATAAAAGATTTATGCTATGAGTATATGCTAATGAAGTTTGAGTTAGATACTTATGTTAAAGCTTTACTATTCTATCAAAATGCTGTTATTATGATTCAATCAGTATTTACTCTATTAAAGAGAATAAAAGTTCATAAGAATAAATTAATAGATGCGAAAAATGGTAAAAAGCCTGTCGCTAACAAGCGAACATTGAAATAAATAAATTTTAAATTGTAGTATTCTATAGGTTTTATTGTGTTTATTGAAATAACATATAAAAACACATATATAATTTATAGGATATAATAAATTATTACAAAAAGAAAAGGACGAAGGAGAGATTATAAATGGTTTCATTTTTATCAAATTCCGCCTCTGACTTTGTAGCAACAGAGACAGTCGGAGGATTTAATAATCACATAAATATGAATAGCTTCGATGATATCTTCACAGAAGCTTACAATCAACTTATGGTCAATGGATGTGACGTGAAGGTTGACATTAATACACTTATCAAGAATCAGGGTATGTTAGCAGCTTATAAAGAAGCACTTCTTGATCAGCTTGCAACTGAGACAGCTTCAATGAACAACGATATGGATAGAGAGTATGGTACTCATAGTTGTTTATATGAGCAGATTTCTGATATGTTTGATAACTGTGCAAATGACCTTGTTACAGAGGCAACAAGAACAGGAACACTTCTTCCTATAAAAGCAGTAGATTTTCCTGTACTTATTAAGCAGCAGCTTAAACTTGCTTCAAAGGATATCATCCAGACAGAAGTTACAAAGTCTCCAATAATCAAAAAGCATATTGAGCAGACATATGTTGTAGATCCTACATCAAAGAAGAGATGGAAATATCCACAGTGCTTCTTCACAGATGAGTTTAAAGAGATTTACAAAGCTGGTAAGGGTCTTCCGATAAACCCAACAGGTACACTTAAAACTCTTCCAATATATGAGTTTGATGTTCTTGATACAACATTCACACCTGGTGCGACAGCAAATGATGAGCTTAGCTTAAATCTTTTCATTGAGAAAGTACAGGCTACAGTTTCTGGTACTACATATGATATCGTACTTCCACAGCCAATGAGAGTTAATCTTTCAGATGGTACATGGCTTGGTGGTAAGATCGAGACAGAAGTTGAGGATACATCTCATGTTAAGCATCCAGTAAAGGATATCATTTCAGGTTTCGTTGATTATTCTACACGTAAAGTTACTCTTAATAATGCAGCTGGAGTTATCACAGGTGTTTACATCAGTGGTACAGTTTCAAATGAGAGAAATGAAAGAGCAGTTACATTCGACTATGCTCGTGAAGAGAGAGAATGGAAGATTGAAGATGGTATGAGAGTTGATGTTCCATACTCACTTGAGGAGTTGGAAGATGTTAAGGCTCTTATGGACATTGATCTTTATAAGAAGACATATAACAACATTGCAGATATTCTTACACAGATGGAAGATTCTACAGTACTTTCATGGCTTGATGATCAGTTCAAGAAGTATGATGGTGTAGAGCTTGATCCACTTCAGTGGAATAGCTTCATTACAAAGGATATCTTTGATTGCAACGGAATGGGTATTACAACAGCTCTTCCAAATGAGTACATCGAGAAGATGTTCAAGTTCAAGATCGATAGACTTCTTCAGGATATAGCTGATAAGGTTAAGATGGATGACTTTACATTCGTTATCTATGGTAACCCAAGATTTATATCATTACTTGATTCAGCAGTTAACTGGGTAACAAGACCAGGTTCTGTAACAAACGGTGTTAAGCTTGATTATGGTTATGGAATTACAACATCAGGTGATATTAAGGTACAGGTAGTATCTACAAAGAAAGTGAACGCAGCTTACGATAAGGTTGAGAAGACATTCAATGGAATTAGAATCATTCCTTATCCACTTTCAGAGGAGCAGTTCACATTCAAACATTACAAGTATACAACACACATCTTAACAAGCCAGAATAGTGCTTATCGTTCACCAAATCTTCCTGGTGGTAGCTACACATATCTTATGGGTACATCAAGATATACAAATGCAGCTGTACAGGGAATTCAGGCACAGGTTAAGCTTAGCAACCTTGAGAAGTGGGTTAAACTGTAAATAATTATTGATCTAACAAAAATATAAAAAAGATAAAATAGTTAAGATATTACTATGAATAATGAGAGTATAGATTAAGTTCTATACTCTCATAATCTTTTCCGCATTTCAAAAAAAAACGATAATATACTATTTATGTGTCATAATAAAATAATAAGTTTAATGGTGACCACGACCAGTAACGGTGGAGAGGAGATTTTATGTCAAGCATTATCGCAACAATAGATAGTTCATCTAAGTATGACAAGTGTGAAAACACATATTTTCAATTTAATGGAGCAATACTCGTACTCCATTACTTTGAAGGAAATGGGGGTGACGAAGAGAACCCCTACATGGAATATGAGTGGACGATATACCACGACACTCTGGACGGAAAGAAAGACCTCTATATATGGTGGTGTAATTATGAGTCTGGGCATATGAGGGTCCATACTGTTGATTACCCAGAGGGGTTTGACATTCAAGGATTACGAGATTTACTTGAAGATGAGTTTGGTATAATAATGCCCACCGCTAGAAATTAAAGAATATTAAAGAAGGACTGCACATCCTTCTTTTTTTCTCTTCATAACCCTTTAAAAAACAAGGTAATAACTTTAATATATGAAAGGTGGTATATTTATGAGTGAGCCCATTTATAATAAGCATGAATACTCTAACCTTGATTGGAATGAATCAGAAATCTCTAAAGATAAAAGAGCTGACCAAAAATACATAGATAAGAAAAAGAAAGAACTTCTTAAAATGGAAAACAGAAGAAGAGAATTAGAACTTCTTACTGTAGAGAATATGTATAAGCCATCAAAAGAGATGTCTGAAAGAAGAAAGAAATTTACTACTACTAAATTCTTAATGTATTTAATCCTTGGAAATTGTTTTCTTATTGAATTATACTCAATGTGGACTATGATTTTCTTAGGAGATTTAGGAGCATTAAGTTCTTTAATAGGAGCTGTAATAGGTGAGAGTATAGCATTTGCTGTTTACTGTTATAAATCTTTTAATGAGAATAAAGAAGAAGCAAAAGCACAATTAGAAAGAGATAAATTTGAAGCAGCTGTATTGGATGCTAATAGAAATGGTATTGAAGATAATCTAGAATTGGATTATTATATGGAAGATGAAGATACCAATAATTCTGATGTAAAAGCAGATGCAGAATAAAATCATAGATAGAGAAGATAATAGATGCTTCTCTATCTATGATCCTTATCCATAAAATGAAGTTACTTAGTAATATACTATTTCTGTGTAATAATAAAGTTATTGATAACTTTATTATTATAATATTAATAACTTTGGTGACCACGACCATTAACGGTGGAGAGGAGCTTTATGAAATTTGAAAATATTGAAGAGTCTTATAATAACTACTTATTAATTGAAAATCAGCTAACCCTTGAGGAAAGATTAAAATTCCTCAAGGGTTTTCAAGAGTTGATTAAGCTTTATAAGCTTAACATGTCTCTTGAAGATATGGCTGAGACAATGTAATTAAAAAAAAGAGGGACTGCACATCCTTCTTTTTTTATTTAATGATATACTATTTTAGTGTATAAGAAGTATAAAAAGTAAACATGTCTAAAAAATTAACTCCAACTTCTTATACACTTAAGTAACCCTATCGTAACTCCTTTCCACGGTAGGGTAACATTCCATTTAAAGTGGTGATTATGTCCCCCAATTCTAATCACCACAATCCACGTATATTGCAACCAGAGCGTTAAGGGTTGCAACATATCTCGCTTGGAGATGACACTGAGGTTAGAGCCAGTGTCATCTTTTTTTTTCTTAAAATAAAAACACATATCAATAAACTTATATTTTTAGAAAGGAATATTAATTTTATGAATGGAATTAATAACTTTGCAAATCTTATTCAGGGACAATGGACTAATATCGTTGTAGTAATTGCTATCGTTGCTGGTTTAGTAAGAAGCATTATAACCTACTATACAATGAATGAGGAACAGAGAGTTCAGGCTGCTCTTAAAGTAATAAGTGAAGAGCTTATGAAGATGATGGTTCAGGCTGAAATACAGTGGAAAGATTATAAGAAGTCTGGAGAACTTAAAAGGTCTCAGGTTATAAAAGATATCTATAATCAGTTCCCATTCTTATCAAGATATATGGACCAAGAGAAACTTGTTCAGACAATCTATGAGATGATAGATAAGCAGATGGATAATATGAATGAGTTGATGAAAAAGAATGAAGTTAAATAAATAATTTAGATACTAGGTAGAATTTTTATTAATTCTACCTAGTATCTATTTTCAAGAGAGTCGTTACACTTTTAGTATGTACTTATAATAACCATAAGCAAATAATGCTAATAATAAAGTGAGGTTAGACCTCCTTTCTATATGTATTATTTTTTTGGTTACTATAGTGTTGCTAGTAAAATAAAAAAGAGGTTGGTGTGTGACCTCTTGCATAGTCACACACCTCAATGAAAAAAAGATAACTCATCACACCCCGATAGCATACTCGCAGGTTACTACAATGTTATACCAAATAAAAAATTAAATTGAGATAGTTAAAAAATAACTATCTCAATCGCAAAGAATTAATAAATATAATCTCAAGCTTACCCAGAATATTTTTACCTCAGGTCTCAACTGAGTGTTACCTAACCAGCGAAAGGACACTAGTGTTTGTTACTTTGTGATATATAAAAATATTCTATAGGTAAATTTTGTTACAGCATGTTTAACACAAAAATGAAAAAATCTGTCAAAACTAAATGTTTTGTTTGGGGTCTGCCTATCCCCTAATTATTTGTTAATAGTCTAATAAAATAATAGTTGACTGATATTAAACCAATCAACTATTATTCTATATTTGCTATTAACAACACCAATATATTGATCCTTCATCCATATCTACAATATGTATGTAGCCCATAATAGGATTCTTTTTATTTTATGGGTTACTCAAGTGTTATATAACTAAAATAATTATAAATATTCATTATCTCACTATATAACTTTGTAATGATATGAGTTATATCAATATCATTATATTTATCTTTATAATACTTATAATAAAAATCATCTATATTCTTTTCTGTTAATTTAGGAAATAATCTTGATGTTATATCAGTTTCTGGAATATCTTTATTATTAATAAATCCTTTTACTACTTCTTTCTTATCAAAGAATTTTTCATAATCTTCTTCTCTTATACTAAATAAATTCCAGTTATTACTATCTCCTACTTTATCAATTATCTTATTTAAATTAAATCTTAATTCTTCTACTATATTGATATTTGTATTTAAGTCTAAATACTTATCTAACTCTTTCTTGGCTGGTTTTATATCCTTAATATAAATACATCTACAGTCTGGATAAAGACTTTTTAACATATCTGAATAATCTGGGTCTAACTCGAGTACTAGCTCGGATACCTTTTCTTCATTAGTTTCTTTACCACCAATACAATAAGTATAGTCTATTATATAGACATCTCTATTTAATATATTAGATACTTTTGTAAGTAATATATCCATTGTTGCTTTCTTAGCCATTACCCAAGTTCCTTTCTTATCTTCTTATTCATTGATTCTACTGATGGTAAATTTAACCATTTATTTGCAAAAGTTAATATATTACCAGTTTGATAATTATCCATTACTTCCTTACTTATATCTCCAGAGAATGTATCACTATTACCTTTTACAATATGAACATCAGTTATTCCTCTATACTTTAATTCTCCACCTCTTGAATCAAATTGAGATGAATCTAATATCATTTTAAATATTAAAGTAGATGGGTCAATATTCATTCCTATAATACAAGATGGATAAAATTTACCCATATCAAAGTCAATTGAATATTGGAATAAGAAATTAGTTGGTTTACCAAATAACTTCATACCAAATTTCTCTATTAATAAAGGATTGCCTACTAATGCTCCTTCGAACGATGAATCATCTTCATCTACATTACTATCTCCATATGAATTATCAAAACTATTCATATTATTACCAGTAACTAATCCTTGACTTAAATAAGAAGCATATTGTACATATCTAAGTTTTAAACTAAGTTTAAATACTTCTGAATAAGGAGTTGTATTAACATAACTTGTTAAGTAATAAGTATCCATATCAGAAGTTCTTCCCTCTATTCCTACTTGTAACAAAACGTCCTTTATATTATATAGAATATACAATAAATAATTTACATAAGAAAGAGTCTTGATTGTACCAACTTCACTATAATCTAACTTGCTATCTCCTAATTCTTTTTCAGCTATTGCTGTAAGTTTATTCGACCTTAATTCAGATTGTCCTTTTCGTAAAGCGGCATAAATAACCATTTGGTCTACAAATATTGTATAAGAAGATAAGTTAAACCAACTACTCTTTTCTTTAATAGCAAAATGAATCATATCTTTCTTATACCAACACTCTTTAGATGGAAAATCTGGATGACACATAATATCTTCAGGATTTCCACCAAGTATTTTTATTCTATTATATATGAAAGGAATATCGAAATCCATATTCCATATACCAATCATATCTAATTTTAATTTATTTATTAACTGCCATAAATGAACCAACATCATTAATTCATTCTGGTAGAAATATATATTAAAATCAAAGTTCGGATAACTTTCACCAAACTTATCATGTATCTTCTTTTTTAATTCATCTACATTATTTGACCAATATTCTTGCTCTTTCATTCTATGAGCATACATATCTCTTTTCTTCTTATCTTCCTCTATAGCATACTCATCAGTTAATGGTTTTTTAGGAGCTTTATAATCAACTCCAGTAAGAGCAAATGTATAACTTCTTTTAGCATCTACATCAATCAATGTAACTAAGTCTATAGGGTTGTATAATGGGTCTGGACCACCTTCCATAATATCAACCTCTATATCTAGAAATCCTAATGATAAATGCTTTGGTCTATTATTATCATAATTATTTTTCCACTGTAATCTCTTATACGCTCTAATATCTATATCAGAACCAAATACATATGGATATAATTGGATTTCATTTAATCTTTTATAATCTCTATTAGTGAAGCATTGTCTAACGAAACTTTTACCTTGGTCTCCAATTTCGTTAGCTATTCTAAATATCTTCTCTTTTTCTTTTACCTCTACAGGTATTAAATTCTCTATTTTCTCATAAGTCTTATTATGCCTATGATTTCTACAATCTGGTTTCTCAAAATAAATTAATCTTGTAGGATTTTTCTCTATAGATAAATTCTTTTCACCAGTATCTAAATCTTTCCATATGGTGTAAATATAATCATCATCACCTTTATTATTTACATACTGAATATCTATAAGCATTCCATTGTCTTTTGTTAAACCCATATAAACCCCTTAATTTTTAAAAATTCTCATATCAGCTAAAATTCTGTTTGCAACACTATCTTCTGAATTGGTTGCTTTCAATATCTTCTCTATAATGTCATCTGGTATATCGATATATACATAATCAGATTTTGTAATAGGAGTTGTTAGTGGCATATATCTTCTGAGTTCTACTCTATATTTTTTATCTTTCTCATTCATGTTAATAATTCCTTTCACTATTCATATTAAGATGTATGTCTGTTTTATTATAGGAAACTAAGCTTGAAACATCACAGTAATCTATAAAAAATCAAGGTAGGTAGATACGAAAATGAGCGATTATTATAACATTGAAAAATCTACTTCTAAAAAATCTAAAAGAGAAGAATTACTCGATAAGCTAGAGTCAATGGATATTGATACTGGTTATGATTCATATGATGACTCAAATTCTTTTTTCCCATCTTCTACTATGAAGATTAAAGAGAAGAAAGAATCTAATGATTATGATTTATCAGACCAGTGGTTTAATGAGATGATGTCTTATCAGGAAGTTAAACCGCATAAATCCAGTAGTGCTTCTGATGTTTTTGGATTAGAAGGAATAGTATTAGGCAAAAAGAAGAAAAAGAAAAAGAAAGATGGTAAGAAAGACGAAGTTGATTACAAGAAGGAATTCGAACCAGAATCTTTCTTATATAAAAATCTTCTTGTAGAGCAAACAAGATTTACAGAAGCTCTACAGAAAGAATATGATTCAATTAAATCAACTAAATCATCAGCTAGAGGTTCTAGTAAACAGATGACTGATTTAATTTCTAATATAACTAATGCTAGGTCATTATCAATGCAATTAATTGATAAGCAGGTTAATATAAAGAAACAGGTAGCTGAATTATCTATGAAGCAGAAGAAAGAACTTAGTGCTGGATTAGATGGTGATGATTTATCTAACTTTGGTGCTACATATCTTAAGAATCTTCTTAATAATAGAGCTGTATTATATGATGGTGGACAAGGTACACCAGAAGTATCTGAATACTCTGAAGATGAGATGTTTGAAAATATCAATAATCTTCTTGATGGAGATGATTCTATTCAGAGAGCTGAAGAAACAGAGTTATATCTCAAGTATGAGAATAAGAATGTTACTATCTATGTATGCATAATAGATGACGATGTTGAGAACTATTACTATCTTGCTAAAGATGAGAATGGTGATGTAATATCAGATTATCCATTACCATCAAGAACATCTATTAGCGTTAATAGATCAACTAATATTGCTACTGATGTATATGGACAAAAATACCCTATTATATGGGGATAAAATAAATAATGAAGATGATAGAAATCTTATCTATCATCTTCATTATATCATACTTTTATATCGCCTCTTACTTTAACCTGTAAGAACTGGTTGTCATAATCTGGTGATGTAGCAAAGTTACTACTAAATCCACCAGTACTATTTAAACTTATGTGAACTTCTGTTAATACATCTGTAGTACCAACTACTAAATTTGTAGTAGCACCAATAATAACTCTATTAGTACATTTCTTCATAACATCTACAAATAGAGTATCTGTATTCTTTGTTTTGATTGGTAAATCAATCTTTACTTTAAGTTCATTTACATTTACTAATGTAGAATTTCCTTTAATAGGAATATCTTTAGTAGCTTCATATGTATAATCACTTCTTAGATTAATTCTCCAACCACTCTTTTTATAAATCCATTCAAATGCAGGATAATTATAAGCAATATTACTTTCAGCAGCTGCTGTTAATCTACTTAAATCCTTAGGCATATTATCTGGATCCCATACAATATCTTTGTCTCTTATTTTAACAAAGAATGGTACATAATTTCCATGGACTGGGTCATGTGTCAATATCCATCCACTGGAACAAACTTTATCTGCCATCTGAGTATCCTTTCTTTATTATGATATTGCTTTAACCAACTCTGGATAGAAACTATTCATTCCTTTTATATTTTTAACTACATCTGAAATTATTGGTTGATTAACTACAAAGCTTCCAATTAATACTGATGTAATTGTAAATAAGAAATAATGTAAAGTCTCCATTCCAAATAGAGCAGGAGCACCAAATGTGTTAATATAACACTGGGTAAAATATCTGAAGTTTAAAGCTTTTAATCTTGGATTACTTCCTGATAAGAATGCTATTACTTTAGCTATATCAGAACAATCAGCTTTATCCATTTCATCTTTTATCAGTAATAATTCTCTTTTATCAACAACTTCTTTAGTTTCTACTACTGTAGCAGCATATGTAAAATTAACATCTTCATTACTACTTTCCCATATTCTAGTTAAGTAATAATAAGAAATAACAAATGCTACCTTAGTATATAAAACTGGGTCTATTGATACAGCATATTCTTTATTCAATATTCTCAGAATCATATGTGTATATATCTTAGAAGATAATCTCATTAAACCTAATGACTTTCTTACTTTCATAGGATTAGCATTATTCTCTAATGCTATATAAGCTCCTTCCATTAATACATATAAATCTTTCATACTCATATTCAAATATTTCTCACTTGAATTCTTTTCTGAGACTGTTAATGTACCATAATTATTTAAGAAGATATAAGCTCTTACAGTTCCTGATGTCTTCATAAGAAAGAATGGTAATACTTGTGGTATTCTCATATCTTTAGGAGCCATCATAAGAACTATATTACCATTATAGAAAGAATCCATAACAGCATCTACATTAGGAGATAATTTAGTTCTGTTAATATCATTAATCTGATTTTCTATATGAGATTTTTCTATTCTAATTCCACCTTTAATAGCTGAAAGCATTATCTTTGTTAAACTACCATTAGCATTGAATGAATTATATAAAACGCTATCAGATAATGCAGCCTCTGTAAACATTGAATATTTTACTGGTGTATTATAAAGGTTATTCATTCTCTTTTCACCTTTCATTTTATTAGTTTAAAACCTTGTTTTTCAAAGGGTTTATTAATAAAACCCACCCAAAAACAGTCAGTTAAATACAGAATATAAGGTAAATGCTTATATTTTATAAATGAAGAAAGGAGTGTAAAGGCAATGCCTAATAACCTTCCTGAAATATTAAAGCCAGCTTTAATGAATAATTCCTTTGATTATGATTCAATGGAAGCTGCTATAAAGAGGGCTTATTATAATTCATATTATTACTTATATAAAAGACAAGTTGCAGAAGTAAATTATAATGAATTTTTTTATTACACGAATGATATAGATAGTCGTAAGAGACATGAGTCTGGTAGATTTTATCTCAATAAATCTTTAAAAGCAGTCTTTGAAATAGATTATGATATAATTGGAAATATTAATAGAGAAGAATATAGAAGAAGTAAATTTTATCAAAAAGAATTTACTTTTATGGATATGGTTTATAATCCACAGATATTTTCTCAATTACCAATAGTTATAATTGATAATAGATTGATTTATGATTTACATATATCTGTATCAGAAGAATATACAAGGTTTAGATTACCGTTTGGTAGAAGTTTTGTTTTAAAGAATCCTCGTAATCCAATAAATGACCATGTTATTTATAAAGACCATAGAGTTCAAGTTATTACTATAGACAATACTTACTACCAAAGATTTTTATATAATAAAGCTACTTTATTATATGATGATACAAGAAAAACTATCACTCTAGCTAAATCTAAATTAATAGATGATGCTACTACTAATATTACTTTAGATACTAACAAGTATTACATGAAGAAATATAGAGTACAAGATATAAGTGAATTTAGTGAAACACAAAAAGCTGTAGTTAAAACAGAATTAGATAGAAGATTAAGGAATTTGAAATTCCCTAATACAAGTGAGGGAATTTTCTTCTTATCCCTTCATTTCCTAAATGATAAAGATAAAGATTATGAATTAGGTACTTCATTAATAGAAGTATTAGATAATGGAGATGGTTCTTTTACATGTAATTTACCAAATAATATTGCAAGTAAATTAAAGAACCATAATTATTCAGTTTATGTATCTTTAACTTTTTTTAGGGGATTACATAAGCATATATTCTATGACGGAAGTAATATAAATAAGTCAATGAATAATATGTTTAAAATGATGGTTATTGAAGATGAGCATGGTGAACCAACTAAATCTCCAGTACCACCAGAAAATATGATGGTGTTTAAAAGAACTCCTGATAGAGATGAATTTTATCTTGAGAAGAATACAGAATCCGTTAAAGTAATGAATACTAATATATATTGGGTATTTAATGATTCTGATGCAGATGAGAATTCTGGTATTCAGAATGGAGTAAAAAATGGATTAGAGTATAAAGTATATTATTTTTATTATGATATACCTAATTTAAAATACAACCAGTTACTTAGAAACTATAATAGACTAATTCGATTTGTATATCCTAATCAGAAATTAGAAGAGATAGTCTCTAAGGTAAATATGAATATATTGGAATCATCAGGTCGATTGACACCAGATGGAATGAACCCAGATTTCAATGGTGATTATAGAACTATGGTTCAGAATACTCAACCATATACTATAGAAGATTACAATGAGTTCTCATATATCAAAAATACAGAGCAACTAGGTGGTATGGATAATTATCCACCATTTGATTTTAAGAGAAGTACATTACATGGGTGGATGAAAAAGGACCCTAGTATTCTTAGAGATTATGTATTAGACCAAAAGAAAATAACCTCTTCTTATTACCTATTCACAAATACGTTAGACCTTACTACAAGATTAAGAAGAAATACTGCTACTGAATTGGGAGCTGGTAGTCTTTTTACTTTTGATGAGGATAGATATGTATTTGCATTTAATAACTCAAGAGAATATCCTGTTAGTTTAGATGCAAGAGTATTTGTAGATGGATTATTAGTAGGTGATGTATATCAAGAGAGAAAGAACTTCTTAGAATATTTCTATATACCAGCTTCAATGGTAACCAATGATAGCTTTATAGAAATAGAATTATTCCCAAGGTATAGATATACTGTACCTGTTAAATTTACAGCTCTCACAGATAAGAAAAATATAACTCTCCCTAAAACAGAAGAAGTTGTATTTCCTACAGCTAAGGATATAATACTTACAGAACCTACCCCAGATGGAGAAATCCATTATGATTTGAATCTATTGGATATGGTAACACATTATGACCGAGGTGATATTGTCTATGCTCCGACTGCAGATGCTGATGCATATGGTAGCGTTGCTTGGGATAATGTACCATATAGATTTACAAGATTAGGTTCAGTTACAGTAAGTACTAATGACAGTAGTATGCTTAATAAGAATCTTAATTTCAGTGTAAAGAAGATTCCTACTATGAGTAGATTTACTACTGATGTAGCTGGTTATGGATTTATAGAAATAGCTTCTAACGATTTCCAATTGAATACAGAATATATTCGTATATTTAGAAACGGTAGATTAGTATCTAGAAATAGATATAGATTAATCACCAGTTATGGATATCCTAAGATACTTATTCATCATTGGTTGGAAGTAGGAGATATAGTTTATATAGATATTACTCCATATAGATATAACTTAAAACATAGACGAGATGAAATAGATATATCTAGATCTGAAATATCTATACCATTTACCAGTGAAGGTGCATGGTCTCCTAATAAACCATTTGATATTAGATACTATGATGTATATTTGAATGGTAGAAAGCTCAGTATTAATAATGTATTTAATCTGAGTCCATACGAAATTACTCTTGCTAATATTAAATCTAAATATGATTTAGAGATATATGAGAAAGAGAGAGACCAGGAATACTTTGCAGTAACGACTGATATGGTTACTGGGTTACTAAACTTTAGTGATTATTATCATGGTGGAATTATAACAGATGATGATATGAAAAAAATAGTTCATGCTTATATAGAAGAACAGAAAGACCCTAGGTTACATATTTATCCTAATACATATGATGAACCAAGATTTGACCAAGGTGAAATAGATTTATTCTATGCTATATATTTCTTATTCTATTATGATGAACTTATACCAAAGAATTTTTACAATCCAGATGTGAAGCAATCTAGCTCTAAATTAATGCAAGAAAACTTCATTGAGGTATATAATAAATTTAAAACCTTACCATACTCTGATTCAGATAGTGAAGAAGAGAAAAATAGAAGACGCTCATATCCAGATATATTATATTTGGATCCTGATGATTGGGTTGATTCTAATGAAGGACCAAAACGAAATACTCCTGATGGTAGAATATTAACATGGGTAATTGGACATTCTGAAGAAGTTACTTCGAGTATCTTAGATCTTTATGTTGATATACCAGATACGAGTAATCTAATTTAAAGAAAGGATAATTGAATTATGCCTGGAGTACAAGATACGAGAAGTGCATTAAGACCCATATTTGTATCAAAACCAGATATGAGATTTGCTACTTCATTTCTTAGTATAGAAAATAGAGACTTTGCTGTTAATGGTGAGTCTATTATGGATAAAGCTACTGGTGAAATCTTTACTAAAAGAAAAAGTGATGGTAGAGTAGTTAGCTTCTTCCAGAATAAAAAATATTTACATGATATGATGATGGAAATGAGATTATTATTAAATAATAATCCAACTTTTAGATATCCTGGTGTAAATGATAAGAATGCGTATTATGTTAATACTGATTATGATGTAATGAGTATTAATAGAGAAAGAGATATAAATATACTTACTAATGATATGAGTATCGATTATGCAACTGCTACTCCACCAGAGAAATTGGAGTTTAAAGTATCTAAGAAATCAAATGGTTTCTTTATAAGATTAACTTCAAGAGATGCAGATAAAGCAGTTATCGAATATATCACAAATCAGTATAATGCAATTATAAAAGGATATAATGGACACAATGCGGAATTCGTAACAGAATCTCATAAGTTCAATAATATCGAAAAATGGGATTATATTAACGCAGCTATTAGTTATACAGTAACTGTTACAACAGGTGGAATGCCACAAGATTTCCCTGTTATCGATTATTGTAGAATTAATGAAGAGAGTTGTATTAAATTCCCAAGTAGTGTAACTCCTACAATAATGGAAGCTGCTGATTCTATTAAAGTTAAAATAAATTCTATCAGATATGATAAGATTCGTTTTATGTTAGCACATCAAGCAGATATCCCAGGATTTGCAGATGAGTTAAATAGGTTTAAATATCCAGATAACCAAGTGGTTGTTAGATATATCAATATTGCTTCTTTTGTAGATAAAAGTACAGATATAGAACTATTAGGAAACGAGTTTATAGTTGCGTTAGTAGATATCCCCTATTGTAATAAATATATGGATAAGATGAATACTCTTATCACAAACGGTGGTGGACAATTCTTACTATCAGTAACTAGACCAACTGACAGTAGTTGGAAGACTAATGGTGTGTGGGCAGAGCATGTCAGAAACTGCTATAAGGGTGGATTTGAAATAGAAACTCACTCAGAAACAGATTTGAAATTATTAGAAGACTATATTGCTAAAGATACAAATATTGATTTCATATATATTTCAACACACCGTCTTGATACTACAGATATTTATGCAGAAGAACAGCCGTAATAAGAAAGGATAATCATTATGGGATTACAATTATTTGGTGTTCAGAATCTATCATATAAAGACCAAGACCAAAGCAATAATTATTTAATTAGTGGAGATGATTCAAGAGTATCAAACGTCAATGTACCTAATAGTATACCTGAATTTGGTTACTTGACTCCATCTGAATTAATAGACTTTATTGCTACTGATGCATTAGGAGATAGATTATCTTCTAAGTATACAAAAGAAGAGGTTAATGAGTTATTAGATAGAATCAGAATTATGGTTAGAAATATGATTCAAGAAATGAGAAAAGAATATAAGAGAAAGGAGTATTAATTTATGCCTAGGAAACTACCCAAGACCGTCGCTGATACTTTACTACATGTAAAAGATACAGATACGACGGAGAAAATTATGTTACCTATAACACGATATAGAAATATATTGAATGCTCCAGGGGTTATTAAGACTCCTACAGATATATCAGGTGCTCCATTTGTATTGTATGAACAATCAGAGGAATTAGTACCTGTTGAGAAGATCAGAAAAATGGTGGGAGGTATAATCTAAAATGCCTGAGTACTATACAAAAGATGAAGTTAATGAATTATTAACAAGATTGAAAACTGAGTTGTTAGCTGAAATAAGAGCAGCTAAAGAAGAACTCCAAACTAATTTGAGAGGTTAAGAATATGGCTGAGAAAGTTACTATGAAACTACAGACACCTGCTGATGGTGCTGGTAGAAGAAAAGATATTCACCTTATTACAAGTAGTGATGAGGTAATAATTAACCCAGATACTCCAGATACAATGACATTGACTGAGAAGCTTAAAACTCTTACTGATATTAAGATTCAGAGAGAGAAGCCTGATAGTCCTGGATTATGGGCTAGAATTATAGATTAATTATATAGGGATAAGAAATGATTTCTTATCCCTATATTTTATTTTTTTTTTATCATAATATTTATCTATATTCTAAATTTATAATGAGAATAATAATCATATATTATTTTCATGTAACTAATAATCAAATTGTAATAGTAAAGGAGATTAAAAATGAAGAGGTTTGATTTGGAAAAGGTAACTAATGTGGCAAAGTTTGCATACTACACAACTATGGTTGTTTCATCTATAGTTGGAATAGGTGTTTGGTTGTGGTGGTGGAAAGACTGCAAGAAGTCAATAAAGGAAGTACATGAAAAAGTTCCTGAGGATGACTTTGAAGATGGTGAGTTTATAGTTAATCCGAACTTGAATCGTGGTGAGTGGGATGATTCACCATATATTAGTTATGAAGATGCTCTCATAGAGTGGGTCGATAGACTTGAAAATGAATCTGATGAGATACCAGTAGATAATATCATCAAGGACTTCGAAAAGAAGCTTAGTGAAGAAATTGATAATCTTTCTGAAGATGATGAAGCTGCGTTAGACCAGGGTATTATCCACAGTAAGAAATGGGACGAGAAGAAAAAGACAAGTAAAGGTATTACACCATTTGACGAGTAATATTTTCTATGTTCCATAACGAGAGATAGGTATTAAACCTATCTCTTATTTTTTATAATAAATAAGCGAGGTAAAAAAATGAAGATTGAAGTAAGAAAAATTGATTTAGACACATTACATGGTGTAATCTATAAAGGTACTTTTGATAGTGCTGATGACCAAGTATATCTGGATTTAAATAAGGTGTTGATTCTCCTTAATAAGTTTAATAACGATAATTCATATGATGATATGAATAGTTTATTAGACTCTCTTATAGATAACTGTAGTGTTATGCTTAGATGGAAGTTTGAAAAACTTAGTACATCAGAATGTGACTCGATAAAAAGGATTATTGAAAGTATATTTAAGTTATTCATATCGGCTGCTGAGTATGATATTCTAACAAGTAAAAGAACGATGAATGAGTTGATGTTATTAGGTAAGATATTCAATATATCAGCTTGTCCTGCAAATAACAAACTCACTGATTTAACTACTCTTATAGAAAGAATTTTATTATTAATAAACTATTTCAGAATGAGAAAAGTTGAATTGTATAGAGAGCATCAGCATGAAGGGAAGAAGTAATTATGGATATTCAGAAAAGTCTTAGTAGATTTAAAAATATAAATAACTATCTAACGCCGTGTACAGAATATGAACGTGGAGTTATACTAGATATTGTAGATGGTTTATTTACATATGTATCAACATCAAATTCATCTGATAAAGAAGCAATATATGAATTACGTAATAAAATGGATATAATACTATTTTGGGAATTTGATAATTTATATCCAGTCAGTAGACAGGCAATATCAAAAGCAATGCATGATATATACTGCATACTTACAGGTCGTAGTGATAGCGAAGCATATAGTATAGCTAGATTAATTGAATGGAATGATCCTTTTAGTAAGAAATTATACGATTATGTCGTATCAAGGGCACCAGAAGAATTCATACCAACTATCAATTATATGCTATTAATAAGGTCATTATTTAATAGCTATATATCTGGTAATGATTCTTTAGAATGTGGATATGTATTAAAAGAAGAACCAGAAGATGAGATAGATGAAGTAGTTATTGAAGAGAAAGGAAATGAAAAGATTATGGAAACAAAGAAAGTTATGTTAATTGAGGTATCATCGGAAGAATTCAACGAAGCTAGGAATATGATCAGTGAAACAATATTTGATGAATGTGATATTCGTATATATCAGGATTTGTCAGCTATTGCTTTCCATTTAAATAGATTTATTCCTAATAATGATATGAGTGAGTTAGATAAAGCTATTAATGCTATATCTGCTACATTCATGTGGTCATTCAGCGATTTGCATAAGCAGTATAAGAACGGCAGAGAAGGCTTAAAGAAAATACTTGGTGCTTTCTGTAGCCAGATTACTATAAATATATTAACATCGGCAGGTCTTGGTGACGATAATGAAACAGAGTTCTACAATTGCGTTAGTAGAATTAAAGCTCAAAATATAACTGATGATGATATTGCTGAGTATTCAAAGTTCTTGAAGATGGTGGTTGCATCATTACAGTATTTCAAACAGTTGAAAGCATCTTGTATGTCTGGAGAGGCTAGGGTGATTTATGTTTAAAGTACTTGGTAAAGATGCATTTGATAAATTAAGAGTAAAAATAAACAGTATTACCGAATTATCCTGTTTTAAAGAAGACGAGTTTATAATCCATATGGAATTAGAAAATACCTATATCAAGCTTATAGAATTTGGTATGAGACCAGATAATTTATATGATGTATATGACTCATTTGATAATATGGATATCTGGGATATTGACGATATGGATGAAGTTGGTTTAAAGTTAATAATTGATATATTTGATACAATGGGTGAAATGATTATGGGTGATTTATGGAATGATGATGAATTATTCGATTTATCAAATATGGATTTCCTCATATCATATCTGTATTACGAAGATGACGATTATGTAAATGAACGGAAAATGATAGTGAATAGTTTATTTAAAATCATCATCTTCTTGAAAAGCATTATAATAAATGAAAAGATTAATGCAATTAGAAATGGTGGTAAGAATAATGTATCTGAGAACTAAAGTAAAAATTGATAAACTAGATGGCGATGTTCATACTATAATCAGCGATTTATATGAAACATTAGTTCTATATGAATTAAATAAATCACATCTAGATGATGTTATTATAAAACTCTGGGAAGTCTTTTATGAATCGGGTAGTGGTAGGTTTGATGAATATAAAGTCAATATAACAGTAATCTTTATAGAAATTCTCAAATTCTTTACAAAGAAGAAAAAAGGGTTATTTGATAAATATTTATTATATGAGGACCATGACAAAGAGATGATTGAAGGCTACATGTGTGAGATGCATTTATTAAAGTATGTGGAACGTGACGATTTGGAAATGATGTTAGCAATCTATAGAGTATATCGTTATTTCAGAAGTAAGAGATGTATCTAAGAAATAATTTGGATGGGGTTATTATAACCCCATTCATTTTTTTGCAAACTACATCTACTTAAGTTATTAACGATAGAAAGAGGAATTGTACCATGGTTAGTGAAATAAAAGAAGCCGTCGATGGCTTAGTATGCACTGATTTAAAAGTAGTGATGTATGGTTTAGTTGATTCATTTGAAAAGCGTAGATGGGCTAATATGAAGAAATACGCTAATAAATGTATTAACAGAGAAGTATGGGGCGTTATCAAATCAATAGAATTAGAAAGAGTAGATAATATCTTAAATATGATTTTTAAGAAAATCAATAAAGATGTCATGGCAAACGTAGAAAAGCTTCGTGAAACTAATCCAGAGTTGAATAGCACTCATTTAGAAGGATTATTAGCTAAGATAGATAGTTTAGAAATTATGTTTAATGAAGCGACACAAGGGTCATTATTTCGTAAGAATGCTAATAGATTAAATATGTTGTATATATTTGCACATACTGCGTATGAGAATAAATACTTAAAGAGAAGTAATGAAATACATATATAAATAATAAAGAAGGGAGAGGAGTTTTTATGGAAAGCATAATTGGAACTACGTATAAGAAGGATTCAGAGACTGCAACTTATATACATCTTAATGATGTACCGTTATTAGTACATCATTGGTGTGGTGAAACAGATGATGGATATATGGATAAGTGGTCGATACATCATAGTTTGTTATCTGGTGAGTCAGATGTGATAATTATATGGTATGCATATCAACGCGGATATGTTGATGTAGCTTCCTATAAATATCCAGATGGGTTTGATATTCAAAAACTTAGAGAAATTATGAAAGAAGCGTTTAATACCATAATGCCTAATGATATTAAGTATCGTATATTAGAAGCATCGCTAAAAGTTGGTAAAGAGAGCGATGCGTTTGAAGACACTAACGAAGAACTTGAAGATGAAAGGAGACTTTTATGTCAAACATAATTGGAACAGTGTATAAGAATGATTCAAAGACTGAATATACTACTAACACTTATTTGCATTTCAATGGTACAGTATTATTAATATATCATTGGGGTGGTGAAACCACTGACGGGTATATGGATGAATGGTCAATATCACATACTTTATTATCTGGTGAGCATGACTTAGCTATTAAATGGTATATTTATAAAATTGGACATGTTGATGTGATTAATTGTAAATATCCAAAGGGGTTTGATATTCAAGAACTTAAAGAAATTATAAAGGAAGAGTTTAATATTATAATACCTACCAATATGGGTATTCATAGTTTAAGTTAAGAAATATGGGATAGATAATAGTTATCTATCCCATATATTTTTTTTATCCACAAAGTGAGGATATCTGATAATATACTATTTCTGTGTCCATAATAAAATAATTTAGTTCTTAAAGGAGAAATAAAATGAAAAGAAGACAATTAAAGAAAATAGCAGTCCAGTTTTTATCAGGAAAGAGAACCTTTCCAACACACTACGAGGAGTGCATTACGCACACCGACGGTCGCCCAGGAGTCGACCAGTGGTGGGTTACACCTCCCAAGAAGATTGAACGTGAGATTTACCGTCAGGCGGTACGTCTCTACGGATGGGACGGATGTCACTGGAATAACCCACTTATAGTTGAAAGCGATGAAAGTCGCCTCAATGAGTGGGAGGAAATGAATCCTGGGAGATGATTAGTTTAATCATCTCCCAGCAGCTTCGGCTGTTTATTTTTTTTTATTTATGCACCATATACTCTGTATATGATATTCAAGTCTTTATTAAGATTTAAGTACTCTGGGTTGATACACAACTTAGAGAATAATCTCACATCTCTATAGTCACCATAATCAGCTGGATTACTTCCTTTAACATACTGACCTGTAAATAAAGCCAATGTATTAATTCTTGTTCTGTCTTCCTGCTCTATATTGATAAACCATTCTTTTACATCTTTCTTATTTATCTTTAAGAAAAACTCTGTGAAAGTTTCTACAGTATTCAATCCTGCTGTATTACTCCATACACTATCTGTAGGTACTAATACTTCATTCTCTTCATCTATTATATCTTCTCCAGTTTTCCATATATGCTTAATAACTGGATCATTCTCAAATCTCTTTAAGTAATAACCAGTTACTCCATCTGGATTTGTTTTTTTACCAAAGTACTGTAATCTCTCTTGAGAGTTTAATACAGCCTGTGTAAATCTGAATGGTAACATTGTTCCTGTTACAGTTAATCCATCTGCATTAACTTTACTTAACTTAATACCATTCTCTCTATAATCTGGTTTATAGATACTGATATCATTCTCTGCTGTTCCAGTTATACCAATACCAAATAACTGTACATAATGCCCATGTCTATATAATGGTGATTTTGTACCACCTGGAACATCATAAGTTTCTGATGGATTACCTGAATTAATTATTCCAATATTATCTGTACTATAAACAGTAGGAACTTCTATCTGACCATCTTTTACTCCAAACATCTGTTCCATTACATAGGAAACTCCACCAATTGGAACAATATTTTTTGTTCTAAATATCTCTTCATCAAGAGTAGACTTACCGTTCGGGTTATTATGAATTTCTCCATAACCACCAATTACTTCAGTAGTAGCCCATATACCATTACTATTTATCTTATCATTAAATTTAACACAATCATTAAGTTTTATTGTCTTAGCCATTTGAAAAGATTATCTCCTATCTATTTTATTCATACCACATTCTAACTACCTTATCAGATAATTGTAATGGGTTCTTATCTTTTACTTTTAAAGTACTATTAGTTCTAGCTATATCATATAAACTAACATTACTATCTATTTCTATATCTTTTCCTCTTAAATCAAATTTCTCTTTTAACCTAATTGAATTAAGGTCTCTATGAGTTAATCTGATTAATACTTCAGATATAAATTTATCTTTAAACTTCAATACATTATCATTCTTATTCTCACTTGCTAAAAATCTAACTACCATTAGATTAACAACATCATCAAATGAAGTATGAAGTTTTTCTGGTACTTGAATTAATTTCTTCATATAATGTATTTCATCAAAATACTTCATAGCATTCTCTGGTTTTGTATCTGCTATAATTAAAGTATCCATATTGATTACATCTACAGTATATGATTTAAAGAATCTTACCAATTTAAGTAATAATTCTGATAAAGGGTTCTCATCATCATTCATCAAGAATAAATATTGAATATCCTTTAATATCGTTTGTAATCTTCCTATGATATGATTTACATAGAAATATATTTTCTCTTTAGAATCAGCTTCACCATAATCTAAAGCAACATCTTTAAAATTACTATAATCTATAAAGATATTACCTTTCTCTACATCTTCCATAAATCTGGTCCTTGAATAATTAGCATAACTTAATCCATGTTGTCTTAAGTATTTATCATATTCTTTATTAAAATCAACAGAGAATAATGATGAATATAAATAAGGGTTTAAATGGAATAAGAACTCAAAGTATGTAAAAGCTGTTCTTCTTATACCAGTTTTTTCTCCAGTAATAGTAAATACTTCACTAACTTCTGTAGAATAGAATAAAGCATCATAAAGGGTTTTCATTAATTCATAATCTCTTCTCTTATCAATAATCTTTGTAAGATAATAATTAAGAAGAGTTTTTAAATCTTTTATATTACGATAAATATCATTAATTGCTTTTACCTTATCAGAAGCAGTAGAAGTATCTTGCTCTATGATATTGATATAATTAACAAATTTATCATAATCACTTGGGTCTAATATCTTTTTAACTCTTTCAAGTTTTTTAACAGTCTCTGGGTCAGTTGGTTTAAGATAATCAAAATTGAATTGGAAAGTATCTGGTAATAAACCATCTTTAGGAGACTTCATAAAGTTAATTAACTGGTTCTTTAAATTCTCACTATCTGCATTTTTATCTCTAGCAGATGGATTAAAGAAATAATTAAAATTAAACTTAAGAGTATCTAAGTTATAATCATATTGCTCATGATTTCTAACATAATCTAATACTGATATAACTTGAGTAGGAGTTGATATTATCTCTCCATATAATTTATGCTTACAAGCTGTAAGACATAATAAAGTTACTATTATATCAAAAATAGGAATAGGAGTTTCTCCTGTTATCTTTGGTAATTTTATAGTAACATCAGTTAAGTCATTTCTTTTCTGTAGAAGTAATTTAAGCATTATTATATTCTCATACATGATATCTGTCATCTTATAAGAAACACCCATACCTAAATATTTACTCTCTACAAAGTTATATGTATTTTCCCATATTCTTCTTTCAAGATTCTGGTCTTCAATCCAGAATGGGTCATTTTTAACTACATCATTATACTCTACATGGTTAGCCTGTTTATCAAAAGTCAATAAGAAGTTATCATCCATTACTTCAAACTTCTGGAAGTATAACTTATACATTGCTTTATAATCAGGTATCTTTTCAACCTCACCAGTATCTGTATTAAATCTAGTAGTCCATTTTACTATTGGTACTCCATAAATATCAAATAATCTTTCTTTAGCTAAGAAATATTTATATACTTTGATATTTGAAAATCCTAATAAGTTAGAAATATTATAAATAACTTTATCAGTAGCTTTATTCTGTATTAACATATTTAAGTTTCTTAATAAGTTATTTTGTGTATCTTCATCTATATTAAGATTATATGGTACATTATATGCTTCATAAAGCATTTTAACTGCATATATATCAAAGAAGTTTCTGTTTATATAAGAAGATAACTGTTGAGCATTTATCTGTTGTAATGTCATTACCATTATCATCATTGCTATTACATTATCATACTTATTAAAAAAACTTCTGTACTGATATACATAAATTACATTTATAAAATATTCTCTACATTGCTCATATATTCTGATAAATTCATCTATAAGAACATCTTTTACTGATGATTCTTTTAACTGGATTATTTGGAAGTTCTTAGCACTTCTAGCAATATCAATAGATATTCTATTAGAACCTATAAACTTTAAATACTTCTTTTTAGGATTCTTTTTATACAATTCATCTATATATCCATAACCCTCTATAATAGAAATATAATAATCTCCTTGACCAGAACTTACAGAATTATAATAATCTTGAATACGGTGAATAGGAATATCTGCCCTTAGATTATAATTAAGAATTATATCTTCTGGTGGATATAAGAAATTTTTATCTCCTATATCAGGATATCCATTCAGCATTCTATAATAATTATTTTTTTCCTCATAATTCTTTATAATAGAATTTCTTCTCATCTCCAATAAAGGAGTTCTGAATTCTTGTGGTATTTTATTAGTTTCACCCCTTAAAGCACTATGAATAATACTATCTAAGAAAATTCCAACTTCTCTCATTTCATACTCAGTATAATCTAAATATGTTTCAAATGTATCTCTTTTATGTAAAGCATCTAAATACTCATCAGCTTTCATTTTAGATTCAAAAGTTTCATTATCTTCAGCAGTACCAGTGTACTTAATGGTGATATGCTTTAATAACACATTGAAGGATTTGTACAGATTTGTCAATGGATTGACATTATTCGTACTATTGTAATTTTTCATACTATAATCCTTTCGTTTAGTTTAAAATCTTATTTTATTGTGTGAAGACAATATTTTTAAGCAGTATAAAGAAGTAAAGGAGACGTGAACAGATATGCCAAAGAATTTACCAGATATTATTTATGATAAAAATAATATCACACCTATATTAGACTCTACTAATTCTTATTATAATATTCCTATGTATAAAGATATTGATTATTTATCTAATTATGAGAATTATGTAGCCTTTGTAAAAGGTATAGAGAAAATGGTAAGAAATGATGATAGATATAAGAAATATATTAATTATCTAAAAAAGAAAGTAAAACTTGATAAATGTCAAGTATTAAAAAATGTAACTGATGAAGATGCTACTATAGAGATGCATCATGGACCTATATTTACTTTATTTGATATATGTGCTATTGTATTAGAATATTTCCTAATAAAGAAATGGAAGATATCTACTTTTAGAGTTGCTAATGTAGTATTGATGGAGCACCAACAAAATAGAATAGGAGTTGTAATGGTTTCATCTACTATTCATGAAGCAATTCATAATGGAGAGATATTCATTAATTATCATCAAGCTTGGGGTGACATAGCAGGATTTGTTAATAAGTATAATATTGCAATGAGTGATGAATATAAAGAGCAGTTAAATAAATATATAGATAGGTCATTATTGTATGATAGTACAGATTTCTCTGTATTAGATTTGAATAAAGAACTGAAAAAATAAAAAAGGAGAGTGGAATACGGTTTATCGCCGTATTCCACTTGATAAATGAAAAATTTATTAAAAATTATATATGAATGTTACTTTCTGATGGTAGTCGGTTTTTAAAGTGTTTGGGTGATGATATTCCGACTACCACCATTACATACATGTAGTATGAAATATATTTTTATTCAAACTTATCTAAATAATCAGGTCCATCATAATAATATGGTCTAGGAATAAACCATTCTCTTATGAAGTGTAATACCTTGTGCTTCTTGTAAAAATTCTTCCAGTATCTCCTCTTTTCAAGCCAACGTAAATCATATTCATCTAATTCCTCTATTGATTGAGGGTCCTTTGGAATATAATCTTCTCTAGGTTCACTTTTAACTTTCTCTACTTCTTCATCACAACTATCATCTTCATCATCCCTCAGATGATTTAAATCTGGGAATACATACTCAGGTACCATATCTCTATAGAAACTTGACACCTGAAATAAATCTCTATCATAGATATCTTCAAACATAAATAATTTGTCCTTTCTTAAATCAAATACTTATTTATTTACATTACTAAGCTGTACAAAATAAAATTTAATTTTATAAACCATTTATTTCATTAAAGAAGTCTAGTGGTATATCATAAGAATCATCATCATCTACGAAATCAGAACTTCTCAGAATAGAATTATCTATTAATTTACTCTGATGTAATTTATATGTATCTTGTTGAGCTTGTTTAATAGCTTCAGCCATCATACTATCCCAATTTAAAATATCTTCAGACGCTTTTTCTTTTTCTTTTCTTTCTTTTAACTCATCTACTAAGACTTTATCTACAAGATTGTAAGTTTCTGGTTCAGGAACATACAAACCAGAATTGTCAAGGTCTTCGTCTCTAGCAGCTTTTGAAATTCCAAATGCTAGTAAGTTATTACCATGGTAATATACATACAAAGCTATCAAGTATGACATAATGGAATCATCATGGACATTTTATCTATCACATCTCTGTGTAGCCAGACTATATCTTCATCATATATTCTATTACCAAATATATAA